CACAATTTGTCCTAAGTTTGCACATCGCTGGTGTAAAGGCAGTGGTTAATCTTCTCCCTGAAGATGTGGCATGAGAAAGAATCAATTTATCCCTCTAGTCTTTCTGGTCTTGTTTATACTCTCCCCAGCATTAAGGTATAACACAGGAGAGTTGTTTCATCTCATTGGTAACACCATTCAATCGACTGCAGACTAATGCTTACCCGTTACGAAGTTCGCTACCAAACTCCCTACAATCAGTGTGAGTGGAGATCACAATTCTTTCGCACTCTCGATGAAGCGGAGCGCATGGTAGCTTTCTACCTTTCCTGTGGTTCTAAATCCTACCTCGTTTGATTACATTATGAGCAGCAGAACATTCAAGAAAGAACTCACAATCATGATGGAATCGAATGGTTTTGAGTTACAGCGAAGTGCCTCACATCTGGTCTGGAAACATGTCTCAGGTGTGCAGATCTTCACCAGTGCCACACCCTCATGTCGTCATGCATTGAATCAAATTAAACGACAAATAAGGCAAAAAGGTGTTAAAATCAATTAAAAAAGGCTTTTTTTAATTAAGCTGAGTATTTTTAATGTTCTCAATAAGTTATAGTTATTGAGAATCAATTAGGGGTATTGTTGAGAATGAAAGACCCTTAGAAAGCCCAGTTCTTATAGCGATCTTAGCCCGCACTCTACCACAACCGCAGAGAAATGTCAAGTCCCCCAGTATTACCATAACCGCACAGATCTCCCAATTCTCATAAGACCCGCTGATAAATACTCCCACAGCACTTGACACAAACGCTCCGAGATCTTATACTAGCTCCAGTAACACCAACTCTCCAAGCCATGTCAGTTTCTTATTTTCAAGCCCAGAAAAAGAATGTGCGTGTGACACTGGATCTTTCCGTGTACAGTGACTTTGACGCACGACAGATTGATTGGCGTAAGTTATTCGATCTCGATGGTGATGAGACCGTGGAGGCTTATGTGGAAGATCTGGAAGTAGACTGGTAATGTATAAGGAATGAGATGCGCCTTTATAGACACTCACCAAACACACAGTTTCTTACACTTTATCATGACTCGTTCGATTGCACTTGCGCTGCTGTCCAAAGGTAACAACGGCAACGAGATTCTGAGCATTCTCGACTCCATCGCTGCCGACAATGTGGAGATTGACATTATAGAGTTCTGATGGTATAATAGGGGTGGCTCGGTGACACTGAGCGCCCCTTATTCGTGGATGCAGTTATTCGTGATGACAGTATGTGGCGCGTTGCGGTTATAACGTCGGGCGGCGAAGCGGGTTATAAAAAGCTATAAGTCCCTAACCTACAGAGGTGACAATTCGACCTTTAAATATCAGAATCATAAAAAATTCCCGGAAGTATGACAAGACGACAAAGTACTTACAGACCTCAGAACACTTGTCATTCTTGTGGGTATACATGGTATCCAAGAGGCAAAGATGTTTCTCTGAGATGCCCCTGTTGTGGAAGTTATGATACTGGGATTGATCTCTCAGGATGCATGACAGTTTTGTTTTTGATTGGTCTGTGTGTGGTACTCGCACATTGGCCTTGGTTCTTATTCTTTGCGGTCTGTTATGGGTTTTATAAATTAATTAAGGTTTTCAAATAAAAATTCCGGAGGAAAAAATGGGTGTTAAATGGATTCACAAAGATGGTTACTCAAGACCTGATAAGCGCACACTCCCTAAGAAGGGTGGTAAGAAAAAATAAATAACCGTGTTGAATTAAAAATTTTTCGATGCAAAAAATTTACCACATCTATGCAAAGAATAAGTGTTTGATGCATTCGGTAAAAGAAGAGGAATTTAAGATTGCATGGGAAACACTCAATCGCCTTGTAGGACTCATGAAAACTGAGTACTCTACAGGCGATCTTTCTTATGAAGAATTAACTGTAGATAAGAAAGTTGCTATCAATTCTTCATATTGACAAATACTAAATAGACTGATAAAATTGATCTGAAGGTTATTTTCAAGTATGGCAAAAGGATTTACTGTGAAAGCAGCGGCCCCAAAGGTAGCAGAACCTGATTGGGATTATGATAAGATTAAAGAACGGATGAGAGGTAAGAGTATTGTCTTCTGTCTTCCTGGTAGAGGATGTTCTTATACCTTTTTGAAATCATTTGTACAGATGTGTTTTGATCTTGTGCAAAATGGCATGAGTATTCAGATTTCTCAAGATTACTCATCGATGGTGAACTTTGCACGTTGCAAGTGTCTGGGTGCAAATGTTCTCCGTGGTCCTAAGCAAGTACCTTGGGATGGTAAACTGAATTATGATTACCAACTGTGGATTGATAATGACATTGTGTTTAACACAGAAAAGTTCTGGCAACTCTGTGATCTGGCTCTGAGTGAAGACGGTACTGAGCGTGAAATTGTCGCAGGTTGGTACGCAACAGAAGATGGGCACACGACCTCAGTGGCTCACTGGTTAGAAGAAGATGATTTCCGCCGTAATGGTGGTGTGATGAATCACGAAAATGTGGAGGGTATCTCGAAACGTCGTAAGCCCTTCACAGTTGATTATACGGGTTTTGGTTGGGTCTTGATTAAGAAGGGTGTCTTTGAGAATCTTGAGTATCCTTGGTTCGCTCCGAAGATGCAGGTCTTTGAGTCTGGTGCGGTTCAGGACATGTGTGGCGAAGACGTATCATTCTGTCTCGATGCCAAAGAGAAAGGATTTGATATCTGGTGCGACCCTCGCATTCGTGTGGGACATGAGAAAACTCGCGTGATCTGAGGGACTTATGGAGACTTTTAATATCTTATACCAAGGTCGTAAGATATACATGAATCTCTCTTATGAAGAGTGTACAGAAGTCCTCGAAGAACTCTCTCAAAGATATTATGAAGACGGTGAGTTTGATGTTAATGAACTAGAATTGGAGGAAATTTATGGCTAAACCAAAAGGCAGTATGAATAAGGTGACCTTTCAACCAGGTCCGCCGAAAAAATCTCGCCAAGGACGATCAGCACGAACTCTATTAAGTGCTACAAGTCGCAATGGTGCGAAGAAAAAGTATAGAGGGCAAGGTAAGTGATTCAATTGAATCCTCAAATCCCAGTTCTGACTCCGAAAGGATCAGGCTGGGCATTTTTTTTAATTGATCGTTCACAGGAACATGACCTTGAGTGGGTTGTGTTCCTAGATAATGGTGGGTATTGTTGGACTTTTCGTAATGATGACATCCGATTACAGAAAAATCTAACGTATCATCGAGATAAAATAGCAGAATTCGGGATAGCAACCCCGTAAAAAGTTCTGATTTTTATAAATCAGGAGCTAAAATCGATGGCAATTCATCAAACTGATAAAGGAAATGACTTTATTGGGTCAGGAATGACCCTTATTACTGAAATTTCATCGGAAAAACACCTTAAAAAAGCAAAAAAACTTAAAAATTACGAGGTTCCAGACAATCGTTACTCAAGACCATGTGGAGGTGCTGGTGGTTTTGATGATTTTGTCGAAAGATGGCATGAATAATGTCAAAATTCTGTCATAAATAAGACAGACTTCATATTTTTTCATGCCTTCCGAGCGTGTAAGCAAGAGTTTTAAGGATCTCAGCATGTCATTTCAGATTAGCCCTCTGAATTATGACATTATTGCGATCAAAAATGAGACTGCGATCGCTCGTTCAGTCAGAAATCTTGTTTTAACTCTTCCTGGAGAACGATTTTTTAATCAAAATCTTGGTTCAAACGTCACAAATTCACTTTTTGAAAATATTAATTCAATTTCAGCGTCAGTAATTAAAAGTGAAATCGAAAATACCATTCAAAATTACGAACCAAGAGTCAATTTAATGAATGTAAACGTGTCTCCAGACTATGATAACAATAATTTTAACGTGACAATTGAATATGAAATTGTGGGAATTGATGTTTTACCACAACAATTGTCATTTGCATTACAGCAGACACGATAAATGGCACTAGTTAACTTTAGTAACCTAGATTTTGATCAAATTAAGAGTTCGCTCAAGGAGTATTTACGAGCGAACTCTAATTTTACTGATTATGACTTTGAAGGATCAAATCTTTCAGCAATTATTGATGTATTAGCGTACAATACTTACATTACTTCGTACAATGCTAACATGATTAGCAACGAAGTATTCATCGATAGTGCAACTTTAAGAGAAAATGTCGTATCTCTTGCAAGAGCGATTGGTTATGTGCCAAAATCTAGACGAGCCGCTGAAGCAAAAGTATCATTTTCTGTAGATACAACAAATCTTTCAACAAATCCAATTTCTTTAACTCTACAAAAAGGAATTGTTTGTACAAGTGCTGTAGCATTTGGAAATGAAAGTTATGCCTTTACAATTCAAGATCCAATTACCGTTCCAGTTGTAAATGGAATTGCATCATTTAATAATGTTCAAGTTTTTGAAGGCACTTATGTAACTCAAAATTTTACAGTTGATGCAAATAATCCAAATCAGCGATTTGTACTCACAAATTCTAATATTGACACAAATTTAATTCGAGTTATTGTTCGAAATACTCAAAATAGCACTGTTACTCGCAAATTTACTCTTTCAAATAATTTAATTGATATTAATTCTGAATCAAGAGTCTTTTTTATTCAAGAAATTGAAGATCAACGCTATGAACTTATTTTTGGTGACGACGTTTTTGGCAAAAAACTTGATAATTTAAATTATATTGAAGTTTCTTACGTCATAACAAACGGAATATCTGGGAACGGTATTAATAGTTTTAATTATAGTGGCAGATTGTTGGATAATAATGGAAATGTCGTCACAAATGATATTTCTTCAGTTACAACAGAATCAAATTCTCAATATGGTGCTGAAATTGAATCAGTTAATTCAATTAAAAATTATGCTCCAAGAATTTACGCCTCACAAAACCGTGCAGTGACTTCAGCTGACTATGAAGCGATTATTCCTACCATTTATCCTGAGGCAGAATCTATTTCTGTCTTTGGTGGAGAAACATTAAATCCACCAAAATATGGAAAGGTCTTTATTTCAATCAAACCATACAATGGAGCTTTTGTTCCAAATCCAATTAAAGATAATATCAAAGCAGGACTAAGAAAATACACTGTTGCGGGTATTGTTCCTGAAATATTGGATTTAAAATATCTCTACGTTGAATATGATTCAACAGTTTATTATAATTCCAACACTTCTCCAGGTGCAAGTACAGTTAAATCAATAATTGCATCAAATATTGAAAAATATGCCGATTCAACAGAATTGAATAAGTATGGTGCAAGATTTAAGTATAGTAAATTCCAGAAAATTATTGATGATAGTCACGTATCAATTACATCAAACATTACAAAAATTATAATGCGTCGTGATGCTAAAATTGTTGCAAATAGATTTGTTGATTATGAAATTTGTTTTGGCAATCAATTTCATATTAAAAATATAAATGGATATAATATTAAATCATCAGGTTTTACAATTGATGGAGTCTCTGAAACGTTGTATATGTCGGATAAACCAAATGTTGACGGAAAGACCGGTCAAATCTTTTTCTTCTCACTCAAATCACCAACTGAACCAATTGTAAAAAGAAATAATGTTGGTGTAATTGATTATGAGCGTGGTGAAATCAAATTATCAAGAATTAAGTTCACCTCTACATCAAAAAATGATGGTGGGGTTTCAATCGTTGAAATTTCAGTCAGTCCTCAATCAAATGATGTTATTGGAAAAGAGGATCTTTATTTGCAACTAGATATTAATAACAGTGTGTTGAACATGCAGTCAGATGATATCTCATCTGGTGCCAATATATCAGGTTCAACCTACATCGTGACTTCAAGTTACACAAACGGAGCCCTTGTAAGATTATAAGATATGTCAGAAGTAAGAGTTAAGATTAGTCAAGTTGTCGAAAGCCAACTTCCCAGATTTGTAAAAGAAGAATTTCCTCTTGTTGTAGAATTCTTAAAACAATATTATCGCTCATTTGAATTTCAGAGTGGATCATCGGATCTTTTGCAAAAAATAGATCAATATATAAAAATTGATCAACTTGCTAATCTTACAGAATCTACAAGCCTTACTTCTGATGTTTCTTTTGTTGATGATGAGATTTCAGTCTCTTCAACTTATGGATTTCCAGACTCTTATGGTTTAATTTTAATTGACGATGAGATCATTACATATACGTCTAAAACCTCAACAAAGTTTCAAGGTTGCATAAGAGGATTTAGTGGTGTAACTTCATATGATGATCCAACAACAACAGATCAACTCATATTTTCAACCTCTGAAGTTGCTGAACATACATCTGGATCCGAAGTAACAAACTTAAGCATTCTTTTTCTTAAAGAATTTTTTAACAAACTTAAAAAACAAGTTAGTCCGGGTTTTGAGAGCAGATCATTATATTCAAGTTTAAATGATGGTTTGTTTGTTAAGCAATCAAAAGATTTTTATTCCTCAAAAGGAACTGATGCTTCCTTTAAAATTTTATTTGGTGCTTTATACGGTAAAGATGTTGAAGTTATACGTCCAAGAGATTATTTAATCCAACCATCCGACGCTCAATACAGAATTACTAAAGATCTTGTAGTCGAAGCAATTGATGGGGATCCTATGGATCTCATAAACAAAACTCTTTATCAAGATTATGACGGATTCTTTAAAAAAGCAGAAGGAACAATATCCAAAGTTGAAAGAATAGTTCGTGGAGAAAAAGAATATTACATAATTAGTCTTGATTATGATTATGATAAAGATATTAATGTATCTGGAACGGTACTGGGAGAATTTAGCATTCATCCAACAACACAATTAGTTGATAATGCAGATTCTTCATCAACAACAATAGAAGTTGATTCTACAGTTGGTTTTCCACCTTCTGGTACATTAATTGCCAAATTGTCAAATGGAACATCATTAACAATTACTTATACTGAAAAATCACTAAACCAATTTTATGGTTGTTCTGGAATTACACAAAAATTGACTGATGGTCAGTTAATTAGACTTGATGCTTTTGCATATGGATACGCTACAAACACCACTTCTGATAAAGTAAAGGTTAGAGTTACTGGAGTTTTATCTGATATTGATATTTTAGATAAAACATTTTTATATCAAAGAGATGATTTGATTAAAATCAAATGTCTTGGAGCAAATTTAACTGATTATAAATCAAACAACTGGTTTTATAATGTTTCAACCAGATATGATGTCAAAACAATTCAACTTTTAGATTCTTCAGATTTTACTTATAGAGTAAATCTTTATGATAGCCACAATTTTTCAATTGGAGATTCAATTACATTAATTAGATCTGATGATAAAGAATTTACATCAATAATTGTATCTGAAGAAATTACTTCAACTTCTCAATCTAGTGTAATTTCTTTACAAAACAGAACTTCTTTTGTTATAAAAGGTCAAGGAGAATTAGACACAACAAAATTTTATACAATTAGAAAAAATATTTTAAAGGTAAATTCTTCAAATTATTCCAATCTTGCAAAGTATACAGCAAACGTTCAGAATACGTATACAGATTTAGATGAAACATTATACGTCGCATCTTCTTCTTTACCAAATTATTTAAATCAAGCAATTAATATTATTGATAGATCAGTTACTTTTTCTGGTACGTTTTCTGGAACAGACTTAAATATTGGCATTCATAATTTTTATACTGGCGATATAATCGTATATAATCCAGAAAGTTCTTCTAACAAACTAGATTTACTTAAGGGAATTTATTTTGTTAAAAAAGTAGATGAAACTACAATAAAATTAGCAAGAAGTAGAGAAAATATTTTTACAAATAACTTTATTAGCGTATCTGGAACTGTTACAAATAACAAGTTTTATTTTTATAAGTTTTCTGATGACAATTTAAACTTCAATTCTGTTGAGAATCAGAAACTCATTAGAAAACTTTCACCAGCAAAAAATGATGTTGATACTCATGAAACGATTCCAGGATCAACAGGAATTTTTATTAATGGCGTAGAATTATTAAATTATAAATCTGAAGATCTAGTTTACTATGGGCAAATTGAATCTATTAATGTTTTAAGTCAAGGTAATGGATATGATGTAATAAATCCCCCAGTTTTAACAATATCTGATGATATTGGAAGTGGATCTTCTGGATATTGTTCTGTAGTTGGAAGTCTTGATAGAATTGAAGTTATTGATCCAGGATTCGATTATCTTGAAGATCCAATTATCACTGTTTCTGGAGGAAATGGTTCTGGAGCGTTGGTTAAAGCTAACTTAGTGGAGTTTGACCATTTTGTTCAATTTAATTCAACTTCTCCTGCAGGGCATGTAAACATTGCAAATAACACTGTAGGATTTTCTTCATATCATAAATTTAGAAGTGCTGAAAAGGTAATTTATAATTCTCAAGGTGGAACTGATGTTGGTGGTTTATCAAATGGTGCATTTTATTATGTTTCTATTCAAGATGCTTTTACAGTAAAGTTGCATAATACTCTTGATGATGCTGTTGTAGGTATTAACACAATTGATTTGACATCATATGGAACAGGAATTCATAAACTTTCTTCAATTATTAAAAAGAAAAAACTTGGTTCAATAACTGTTTTATCTTCTGGAACTGGATATCAAAATAAAAAAGTAACAACGTTACCTATTGGAATCAATACAGCTTCTAGTGTTGTTACAATTTCAAATCACGGATTTGAAAATGGTGAGTTGATTTCATATCAAACTACAGGATCTACCATTGGAGGATTGTCTACATCATCAAATTATTACGTCACAAAAGTTTCTGATAGTCAATTTAGATTATCAGCAGTGGGAATTAGTACAGAACTTCAAAGTTTTTACTTTGATACTAAACAGTATATTGATTTTACTTCTACTGGAAGTGGAACTCATATATTCAACTATCCAGATATTTCAATCGAAGTAAAAGATAGAATTGGAGTATCAACTTTATCTGGCCAAAACTTTAGTGCTGTTTTACAACCAATCTTTAGAGGATCGATTAATTCTGTTTTTGTAGAAAACGGTGGAACTAATTATGGTTCTGAAGAAATTTTAAACTATGAAAGACAACCATCTTTCACTTTGACAAATGGAAGTGGAGCGGAAGTTTTACCAATCGTATCAAATGGAAAAATTGTAGAAGTTTTAGTTGTCAATGGCGGATCTGGATACAATTCTGTTCCAAATTTAACAATCACTGGTACAGGCACTGGAGCGCAATTAACTCCTGTAGTATCTGAGGGAATACTATCAGAAGTTAAAGTTATTTCTGGCGGAAATGGATATTCGTCCACAACTTTTGTAACTGTAACTGCTGCGGGATCGGAAGCAAAATTTGGTGCTCAAATAAAATCTTGGAGAATAAATTTAGTTGAAAGATTAATCAGTTCAAATCAAATTCCAGATGATGATGGAATAATCGCAAAATCTTTAAATCAAAATTTTGGACTTGAATATGCTCATGCATATGCTCCAAGAAAATTAAGATCTTCTGTCTTGGCGAAAAAATTTAAAGACGGCAATCCTATCTTTATTCCTGATATACAAGTTTTTTCTGGAGTAGAAATTTTATCAGACGCACATTCTCCAATTATTGGTTGGGCTTATGATGGAAATCCAATATATGGTCCTTATGGATATTCTACTCCTAGTGGTGGCGTTATAAAATGTTTGAAACCTGGATATTCTTTGGCATTAAAATCCAATAGACCAAGTTCTTCAATTTATCCATCGGGGATTTTTATTGATGATTATGAATTTACTGGATCTGGAGATCTTGACAAATACAATGGAAGATTCTGTATAACTCCAGAATATCCAAATGGAATTTATGCATATTTTTGTACGATCAATTCTGTTTCGGCAGATACTTCTGGTACATTTAAAAACTATAGAAGACCTCTATTCCCATATGCAATTGGAAATGAATACAAATCAAAACCAATTGATTTTAACTTCCAAAAATCATCCAATCAAGACGAAATTGATATTAACAAAACTGGATGGTTGAGAAATACAACTCCATATAATGCAACTAGAACAAGAAGTTACTACGATTATATCATTGATCCAAACAAAATTAAAAAACAATTGTCCGTTGTCAAAGGAACAACAAAAGGAAGTATAAGTTCAATCGGAATTATTACAGGAGGAAATGGATATCAAATTGATGATCAACTTATATTTGATAATAAAGGAACTAATGGGTCGGGTCTTAATGCAAAAGTTTCTACAATTGGCGGAAAACAAATATCACAAATAGGCGTTGCAAATTCTACAGTTTACAATGTCGAATTTGTTCCATATGGGGCAAACTCCTTTATTGGATTTGCGACTCAACCACACGCTTTTTTAAACAATGATATTGTAACAATATCATCATCTTTAGATTATCAAAAATCTGGCTTAATTGGAATTAGTACAAATACTTTAATTCTTACAAGTGGAATTGGAACAACCACTTCTACCGGATCTGTGGCTTATTTTCAAGTTAGTGGATTGTTAAATTATCCAAATATTAGAGAAAATGATATATATCAAATTGGAAATGAACAAGTTCAAATTTTAAATATTGATAATCTATCTTCTAGAATTAAAGTTCTTAGAAATATCAATAATGGAGCAGGATTATCAACATATTTTGCAGGAACAACTTTAACTGAGGTAACTAGAAAATTACAACTTACTTTTGGAATTTCAACGTCATATCAATATGATTTCAATAAAGAGTTTTATTTTGATCCCGCAGAATCTGTGGGTCTTGGAACAACTGCTGGACCTGGAATTGGATATACGTTATCATTTGCCAATCCTGGGGCAGGAATAACTCAAATCAATATTCCTACCAGAGCAATTTATTTGCCAAATCATCAATTAAAAACTGGAACTCCACTTATCTATTCTTCAAATGGTGGAACACCAATATCGATCTCTACAAACGGAATTGCAAGTTTTCAGATTCCAGAAAATTCAGTTGTATACGCGGCTAAAATTTCATCTGATTTAATCGGCATCTCAACGATTAAAGTTGGTCTTGGAACAACAGGATCTTTCATTGGAATTGGAAGCACGGTTGCAAATATTGCATATCTCACAAATATTGGTGTAGGAAATACTCATAGTTTTACAACAGTTTTTTCAAATACATTAGTAGCACAAGTAAGTAGAAATCAAGTAACAGTATCGACAGCAACAACTCACGGACTGCAGACAAATGATACTGTTTATCTTGAAATAAAACCAACATTAACAAAAACAGTAGTAGTCAAATATGATGATTATAATAGAAGACTTGTAGTTAATCCTCAATCATTTGTATCTGGAAATGTTGATCTTGTAAATGATGCTATTACATTAACAAATCATCAGTATGTAACAGGAGAAAAAATTATTCATACATCATCTTCTCCTTGTGGTGGACTGGCTAATGAAGAAATTTATTATGCGATTGTTGTTGATGAAAATAAAATTAAATTAGCAAAAACTTATTATGATGCAACTAAGCCAATACCAAATATAATTGGGATTAGCACTTCTTCTTTTGGAACAATATCTCAAATAAATCCACAGATCAAATTAACAAAAAATTATAATCTTACATTTGATGTATCAGATTCATCTTTGTCATTCTTTAATAATGGAGTACAATACTCTGCTTTTGACTTGAATTTCTATACAGATCCAGAATTCAAAAATGTTTTTGATTCTACAGAATCTTCTTCTTCATTTGAAATTGTAAAATCCGGTTCCATTGGAATCACAACAACGGCAACAGTTACTATTAAAACAAATGACGTTCTTCCTTCAATTCTATATTATTCCTTAGATCCAATCAATTTGACAATTAATGATTCAACCAAATCTGAAATTATTAGAGATGATGAATTATTAAATCACAATCAAATTTTATTAGAAAGTAGTGTTTACTCCGGAAAATTTAATGTTACTAATATATCAAATACTAAATTTGCATACACTGTTTTAGAAAAACCAGAGGCAAGTCAATACACATCAATTGATGGTCTTTTTGATTACTATACTAATTCTCCAACAGCTTTTGGAAGAATCAATTCTGTTTCTATTACTTCAAAAGGAAGAAACTATCAAAAAGTTCCTAAAGTTATAGATGTATCTTCCGATTATGGGACAGGAGCAGTATTGCTTGCATCAAGTTCTGGAATTGGATCGATTACAAATGTAGAAATTCAAGATATTGGATTTGATTATCCTTCAGATTTAAGTTTACAACCAACATCAAAATTACCAGAAATTTTAAAGATTGAATCACTTTCGTCATTTAAATCTATAGGAATTAGTTCTGTTGGTAAAAACTATACAATTGCTCCCAATCTTGTCGTAATTGATTCAGTAACTAATAAAGTAGTTTCTGACGTTGATTTAAAATACAATATTGGCGATTCTAAAGTTACAATTTTAAAAAACACTAAGGGAATTAGTAATGTAACTCCAAAAATTATCCCGACAAATAATATTAATGGAGTTGGAATAAGCACGATTAAATTTATTGATTCTACAAAAGATGTTGTTGTAACTCTTGGAGCAAGTTTTAGTAATGCTGCAGATTTTCCATTTAATATTGGTGATAAAGTATTAATTGAAAGCATCAGTGTTGGAGTAGGGTCAACAGCAAAAGGTTACAATTCTGAAAATTATAATTATGCGCTATTTACAGTAGTAAACACTGATCCAAACATTGGAGGTATTGGAGCTACAGTTTCTTATAACTTATCAAATTACTTATCATCAAGTCAAATTCCAGGAACATTTGATCCTATCAATTCTTATGGAAGAATTATACCAGAAAAACATTTTCCAATTTTTGATATTCAACTTGAAAAAAATCAGTTTTATATCGGAGAAAATATTTACTCAGAAACAGCATCTGGATCTGTTTTAAGTTGGGAAGATGATAGTAGTTATTTAAAGGTAGCGACAGAACTAGATTTTGCTGAAAATCAAATTGTATTTGGAGAATCTTCAAATTCTCAGGGAAGAATTGAAAAAGTGATTAAATTTGATTCTCTTTATAATGTAAAATCTTCATCAATAGTTAAAAAGGGTTGGAATTCTGAAACAGGATTTTTAGATAATAATTTCCAAAGAACGCATGACAATGATTATTATCAATATTTTTCATATGCTCTTCGCTCAGAAGTCTCATTAGATACGTGGAATGATGCTGTTAGTGATTTAAATCATACTGCCGGATTTAAGAAATTTAGTGATTTAATAGTCGAATCTTCTCCAGAATTTTCTGGAATTTCTACAAATCAAAATAATGGCGATTTTACTGCTACAGTGGATATTAACACAGTTATTGACACAAATTGTATTTTTGATTTTGACCTTGCAAAGGAAAATAATATTTTCTTAAATAACAAAACCGTTTCAAACGAAATAACTTTTAATTCAAAAATAATTCAAGATTATATCGAATCAATTGGTAATAGAGTTTTAATGATTGATGACTTAAGTCCTCAGTTTAATAGTTCTCCGAGATCTACAGAATTCAGTATTGTTGACACATTCTCAGTTGATGCATTTGATTCTAATGCATATAGATTTAGAAAATATATTGCTTTAGTTACTGATAGATTTACAATCACCGATCAAGAAATGATTCTTGTATCATTGCTTCATAATAATGTAAATGGTTATCTAAATCAATATGGTCGTGTTGAAACATTACGTGATTTAGGATCTTTTGATTTCTTAATTGCTGGAACAGAAGCAAATTTATTATTCTATCCAAATTATTATTCAGTTAATAACTATGATGTAAGTTTAGCATCATATAATTTAAAAGATAGTATAACTGGAATTGGAACCGTTTCTTTAGGAAATTCTATTGTTTTAAAGACATCTACAAAAAATATTCCAATAGGAACTTCTACTCCAACAACAATAGTTGGAATTGCTTCTACTTATAGAGCATCAAAACTTTTAATTCAAATTGAAGCTTCTGATAAATCTTATTTTGAAGTTGATGAGGTTACTGTAATTCATAATGGAACTGATGCTACTTTATTAGAATATGGTCAGATAACGACAGATACTTTGACTCCATTATCAAGCAGTGGAATAGGAACATATAATGCCACAATTTCAGGATCTAATTTGAACATTTCTTTAACTCCAAATTCTGGATTGGGAACTGATTACAATGTAAATGCCTTTATTGTTTCTATAGGCAATACTTCTTCATCAACAACAGGTTCACAAACTATTACTGATTCTATTATTTCATCTACTATAACGTCGATTGCATCTTCAACTTCTCCTACAGCTACATCTGTTGCACAATACTCTAGTGATTATTTTGGAGCATATTATATTGCAGTTGTTGAAGATAAAACAAATAATCAATATCAAATTTCAGAATTAGTTTCGGTATCAAATAGTTCAAACACATCTTTGACAGAATTTGCTGTTCTTCAGACAGGATCATCTGTAGGATCATTCAGTATTAATAATACAGGAAGTACAAATCTGTATTTTACACCAATTGCAAATGCAAATGTTGAAGTTCGAGTTTATCAACACACAATTACAAATATACACGATTCATCTTTAACTAAATCAATAGATTTGGTAAATGGATCAATTGATTCAATTTATGGAACATATACTGGTACAGAAATTGATGTTAGAAAGTCATTCTACTTGACATATAAAAATAAACCAATTTTTGAAAGATATATTGTCGGAAGTGCTTCAACTGTAGTTAATACTACTACTAATAAAATAAGAGTTCCACAGCATTTCTTTGTAACTGGTGAAGAAATTTCTTATACCTACACTGGTGCAGGAACTTCGACAACAAATGCAATCGGAATTGGAAGCACGGTTATCCCTGGGATTGGATCAACAGATAAACTTCCTTCGACTTTATATGTTGTTAAATCTAGTGAAATTGATATCCAAGTTGCAGCTTCAGCATCAGAAGCATTAAGAACTCCTCCAAATGTTCTTACATTGTCGAGTGTTGGTATTGGTACATCTCATGTTTTAAGATCTAAAAATCAAAATGCTAAAGTTTTAATTGGAATTGATAATGTTATCCAATCACCAATTGTATCGACATCTGTAACAACTACATTAGTTCATAATGTTGAAATAATTGACAGTTCAATTTATGTCGCTGGAATTACTTCTTTCTTTGCTGGCGATATTGTAAAAATTGATAATGAATTAATGAGATTGACTGCTGTTGGATTTGGAACAACAAATAACATTTTGGTTGATAGGCAATGGATGGGATCTGGATTATCAACTCATGCATCTGGCAGTGTTGTAACTAAGGTTTTGGGCAACTATAATATTGTGAATAATGTAATTAATTTTTCTGATGCACCATATGGAGAAGTTCCTTTTCCCAATCCATCAAACAGACCAGATGAACAAGATTACATAGGACTCTCCACAAGTTCGACTTTTAGTGGACGTGTATTCTTAAAATCAGGAAATCCTGGCTCATTACAGGAATCTTATTATAATAATTATATCTTCGATGATATTTCTAATCAATTTAATGCTACAAATAAAGATTTTACTTTAAAATCAAATTCTCAAAATATCACTGGCGTATCAACATCAAATGCAATTATATTAATTAACTCAATATTCCAACAACCTAGAAGATTGGGTGCAATTGATATAATTGGTGATTACTCTTTAAACGAATCTTCTGGAATAACCACTATATCATTTACTGGTGCAGCATCTTCTATTGCGTATGATGTAAACACTGCATCAGTTCCTCGTGGTGGAGTTATTGTATCTGTTGGTTCTACTGCAGGATTTGGTTATCAGCCTCTTGTTTCTGCAGGCGGAACAGCGATTGTCTCAGTTGCTGGAACAATTTCTGCAATCAGTATTGGAAATAGTGGTTCTGGTTATAGATCTGGATTGCAAACAGTTAAAGTTGGTGTTGCAATTTCAAGTACAGGAATTCCAAATATCACTTATGTTGGTGTTGCAACAGTTGTAAATGGTCATGTAACAGGCGTTGCAATTACCAATCCAGGAGTTGGTTATACAACAACAAATCCTCCAATTGTTATTTTTGATACTCCTCTTTCATATTCAAATGTTCCATTAATTTATAGTTCTTCATCAAAAGTTGGTGTTGGAACTGAAACTACAGTTGATATCATTGTTGGACAAGGTTCTAGTATCATCAATTTCGAAATTAAAAATATTGGACACTCCTATGGTCAAGGAGAAATATTGACTGTTGCAATCGGCGGAACTGTGGGAATTCCTACAAATACATCTTTACAATTTAAGGAATTCCAAATTTCTGTAGATAGAACATTTACAGATAGTTTTTCTGGATGGTCTGTTGGCGATCTTCAAGTCTTTGATTCACTTGACTCTCTGTTTGATGGAGAAAGAAAAGACTTCCCATTAAGTATTGATGGACAACAAACATCAATAAGAGCTAAAAAAGGTTCAAATATTGATATTCAAGCAACTCTGTTAGTATTCGTCAATGATATCTTACAAGTTCCTGGAACTGGTTACATATTTAATGGAGGAAGTATTATTACTTTCCCAGAACCTCCAAAATCAGAAACTAAATCAAAGATAATTTTTTATAAGGGAAATTCTGCTATTGACGTTGAATTTATTGATATTCTTGAAACTGTTAAAGTTGGTGATAATTTAACATTAACATCAGATAATTCCATATTATCCCAAAATGAAAGACTTGTTACTCAAATTAAATCGTCAGATACAGTATTGACAAATTTATACGATGGTCCTGGAATTTCTGTAGATACAACATTATTGAGACCAATAACTTGGTGCAAACAAACTGAAGATATGATTATCAATGGACAAAGAGTTGGAAAAGATAGAGATAGTTATGAATCTTTGATTCAACCAACTACAAATATTATTCAAAATGTTGGTATTAATTCCACAGAAATATTTGTTGAGAGCGTAAAGACTTTCTTTGATAACGCTAGTGAGTATGCATCATCAGAAAATCAACCTAAGAAAATTTTAATCACATCTCAAGATACTTTGGTTGCTGCTGCTGCAACAGCTGTGGTTTCTGCTGCAGGAACTATTAGTTCTATTGTAATTAGTGATGGTGGAGCAAGATATACTGTTGCACCAGATGTTACGATTGAAAATCCAGTTGGACTTGGATCAACTCAAAGAGCATCTGCAGTTTCTTCGATAACTTCTGGAATTGTAACTACTATTTCAGTAACCAGTCCTGGAACTGGATATACAAGCACAAATCCACCGCTTGTATTAATTGGATTCCCAACTCCAACTAAAGAAGTTATTACTGGAGTTTCTTATGCCGGAGATTTTGGTGTAATTACTGGAATTAAAACAACTTCTGTAGGTGTGGCTTCTACTGGTCTTGTACTAGATCTCTTTATTCCAACAAATTCATTCCTTAGAAACACTAAAGTTAATAGTGTTGGTATTGCAACAACAGGAGTAAGTGGAATTCAAACTGGATATTACTTTACCATTTTTAATTCAAATGTTGGTTCCGCAGTTACATCTCTTAGACAAAATGGAACAGTTGTTGGATATGGAACACAATTTATTGATAACATTTATGAGGTAGCGGCTGTTTCAATTGCACAAACAAGTGTTCCGGGAATTGGCGTAACTTATGTTGCAAAGGTAACTGTAAGTCTTCAAAGTTATAATGGAATTTCTGGAATAGGATTTAGCAATTTCTACGGCGAATATAGTTGGGGAAGAATTACAAATCTAACAAGACCAAATCCAAAAGCATTTACAATCTATAATAATGGGTTAGCTGGAATTAACACCTCTCCAGTTATTCAAAGAGTTCAACCTCTTAAGTATCGAAATTACAACACATAAATAGATAAAAAAACGGCACAATGGCTGCAATTATAACTGATCAATTAAGAATTTTGAATGCTAAGAATTTTGTCGCTACGGCAACTTCTTCTTCTAATTCTTATTATGTTTTTGTTGGGTTGCCCAACGCAACTAATTATAGTTCAACTTGGGATTTAAATCCTCCTGCACCCAAAGATAATTTTGATCAAGAAAATGATTACTGGGATACTGCAATAGCACTCAAAAAACTGAACTCAAGTGATGTGCAACAAGTAATTAAAAAAGTTACTTGGTCATCTGGCACAACTTATGATATGTATCGTCATGATATAAGTGCCACAAATACATCAAAACCTTCTGGTGCAACAAATTTATATTCGGCTAATTATTATGTTTTAAACAGTGATTATAAAGTTTATATTTGTTTACAAAACGGAACTGATCCAGAAAATCCAGAGGGAAGACCTTCTCTCGATGAACCAACTTTTACGGATTTAGAACCAAGATCTGCGGGAAATAGTGGAGATGGTTATATATGGAAATATCTCTATACAATTAAACCGAGTGATATTGTAAAATTTGATTCTATTAATTTTATGCCAGTTCCCAAAGACTGGTATACAAATACCACAGATTCTGCCGTTAGAAATAACGCTGCAACAAGTGGACAATTAAAAATTATTACAGTTACAAGTCGTGGTGTTGGGATTGGTACAGCAAATAAAACTTATACCAAAGTTCCAATCAAAGGAGATGGATCTGGTGCTGAAGCAACGATTGTTATCAATAATGATTCTAAAGTAGAATCTATTACAATTTCTAAAGGTGGATCGGGATATACTTATGGTACAGTTGATTTAGTAGCAGGAAACATACCAACTGCTACAACAGATCCCATATTTAATGTAATTATTCCACCTAAAGGTGGCCACGGCGCTGATATTTATAGAGAACTAGGAGCAAGTAATGTTTTAATTTATTCTAGAATTGAAAACGACGCTCAAAACCCAGATTTTATTACCGGAAATCAAATTGCTAGAGTTGGAGTTGTTGAAAATCCGCAAGCATATTCCTCAACTTCACTATTAACTGATTCAAAAGCAAGTGCAGTCTATGCATTAAAGTTGGTTGGATCGGGTTATAGTTCTGCTACCTTTACTGCAGATAGTCGCTTTACCCAAACAATTGGAATTGGATCTACGGCAGTTGGCAGAGTTGTTTCATATGATCAAACAACTGGAGTTCTCAAGTATTGGCAAGATAGAAGTCTTGTTGGGTTTAATACTGATGGAACTCAAAATGCTTCTCCAACATATGGATTTAGACTACATGCATTTACTGCAAATCCAGGAACTGGGGGAACAACTTTTATTTCCGGAGGGAGTGTAAGTCTTTCAATTGATACAAATTTTACAGGTCTTTCAACGTCAATAAATAGTAAAACATACTACCTTGGACAAAATTTTACAAATGGTGTATCCAATCCAGAGGTTAAAAAATACTCTGGAAATATCATTTATGTAGACAATAGACCATCTATCACAAGATCGTCTAATCAAAAAGAAGATATTAAGGTAATTTTGCAATTCTAACAAGTCATGCCCCAGCAAACTAATCTCAACGTCTCACCATATTTTGACGATTTTGATGCTAATAAACATTATCATAGGGTTTTATTTAAACCGGGGTATCCTGTTCAAGCTAGAGAATTAACTACATTACAATCGATTCTTCAAAATCAAATTGAACAGCATGGCAATTTTACCTTTAAAGAAGGATCTATTGTAATTCCTGGACAAATTAATTATAATAATCTTTTTAATGCAGTAAAGATTGAAAATTCATATCTGGGCATAGATGTAGGATTATATGCAGAAGATTTGGTAGGAAGAACGATTAAAGGAGATACTTCAAAAGTCGAAGCAAAAATTGCATATGTGCTTCCCGCAAATGAAGAGGGAAATGAATATACAACCTTGTATGTTTCTTACTTGGCTTCGGGTATTAATAATGATCAACCAAAATTCTCAGATCAAGAAAAATTGGTTTTAGAGGAATCTTTTACTAAAGATTCTATTATAATTCAAGCAGGTGAAGGATTTGCAAACACAACCGTAGATTCTACTGCTACAGGATCTGCAGTTATTTTATCTGCAGGTGTTTATTTTTTAAGAGGTACATTTGTTAGCGTCGAAGATCAGATTTTAATTCTCGATCCATATTCAAATACTGCATCATATAAAGTTGGTCTTGATGTTCTTGAAGAAATTGTTACTTCATATGATGACGATTCTTTGAATGACAATGCACAAGGATTCTCAAACTATGCTGCTCCTGGCGCAGATAGACTTAAAATTACTGCAGTATTAAGTAAAAAAGATTTAACAACAACAAATACAGAAAATTTTGTAAGTCTTTTAGAAATAAGAAGTGGAGTTTTAGTTAAAAATTCTGCAATAGATCCAACTTTAAATATCTTAAACACCGAATTAGCAAGAAGAACGGCTGATGAATCAGGCGATTATTATGTTAAACCACTTGATGTTTCTTCTAAAGAAACTTTAAATAATCGACTTGGAAATGATGGTATTTTTACAGAAAATCAATTAACATATGATAATAATACTCCAAAAGAAGATTTAGGTACATATAGAATTTCGCCAGGAAAAGCATATGTTCAAGGATTTGAAGTACAAAATATTTCAGCAACATATTTAGATTTTAAAAAACCAAGAACAACAAACACAAATACTGACGTAAATCTCACATATTTAACCGGACCAGCATACACTTTAAACAGAGTTGCTGGAGCTCCAAATTTAAATCTTGCAAGTCCTTTTATTGTAAGTTTGCGCGATTCAAGAGTAGGAGTTTCTTCTACAACTAATGCTGGAAAAGAAATTGGTCTTGCCAGAGTTTATGATTTTGCATTGGAATCTGGTTCGTATAGTGTAACAAATCAAAATTTAAATCAGTGGAATGTTTCTTTATTTGATATTGATACTTATACTGAAATTTCATTAAATCAAAATACAACTTTAACAACACCAACTTATATTCAAGGAAAATCGAGTGGTGCAACTGCACACTTGCGTTATAATGTTAATAATGCCGGAATTTTAACCGCATATGGCGTCAAAGGATCATTTGTAGTTGGGGAAAAATTTATTTTTAATGGTGTAGAAACAACGAGTAGAGTATCTACTGCAGTTACAGAATATACCACAAAAGATGTTCAATCTTTATCGCAATATAATACTGGTGTTGGAGATACAATTTTTACAGCAGATATTATTCCAACCACTCAGTATTTTGTTGGTCTTGCATCAATTACTGCAAGATCTGCATCCGGAATTAGTAGTATTTCAGTTTCTACAAATACAAACTTTACGTTTTCTAATAATGTAAAGGTTGGAGGTTTAGTTGGATTTACATCATCGGGATCTTCTGTTCCAACTTATTGCAAAGTAACTGTTGTTAATGATAAATCTATTGTTGTAACTGGCGTAACAACTGTAACAGGAATTTGTGAAGGATCTGCGCCATCTTCATCTGCTACACTTAATGATTTAAGAATTTTTGGATCTGATTTTCAATCATCTACAGATAATACTTTATATACATTCTTCAAAAAACCAGTTGTCAAATCTGTAGATTTTACAGATTCGTCTCTTACAATTAGAAAAGAATTTGCAGTTACAATCACTAGCAACCAATCAAATACAATTACAGCAGCTGCAAATGAATTTTTCTTACCTTTTGATGAAGAAAGATATATTTTAACTCGTTCAGATGGATCTTTTGAATCATTAAGTGCAGATAAGTTGGTATTTGATGAGCAGGCAAAACAATTAACAATTTATGGGTTAGGATCAAATGACACCGCAGCAAGATTAATTGCAACTTTAAGAAAAACAAAAGTAACATCAAAAGTTAAAAATAAAAATAGAATTGTAACTTTAATTGTAGATAAATCAAAATATAGTTCTTCTGGAATTGGATCTACAACAACCAATGATGGTTTAACTTATGGTTCTTATGCATATGGAACTAGAGTTCAAGATTCTGAAATTTCATTAAATACCGCTGACGTTACAAAACTTTATGGCATCTTTGAGTCAAGCGGAACTTCTGCAGCATCCTTACCTAAGGTAACTTTTTCAAATTTAAATGGACCCACAAATAAAACAACAGATTTATTGGTAGGGGAACAATTTATTGGTCAAACAAGTGGATCTGTTGGAGTATATGTTGCAAGAAATAATGATTTGCAGATTGATTTCATTTATTTGAATGACATTTCTTTCTTAGCAGGAGAACCTGTAAAATTTGCAGACTCTGGAATTACTGCAGTCATTTCAACAGTTTCTCTTTCTGATAAAGACGTTACAGATAATTATACTCTCGATTCTTCAAGAAAAGATACGATTCTTGACTATTCAAGAATTGTAAGAAAACCAAATACAAAAGAACCAGTAAGACAACTCAAAATTATTTTTGAAGATGCAAGCTTTTTAGCGTCAGATCCTGGAGATCTTACTACTGTTGATTCTTATAATCAATTTGATTATGGAAGTCTTCCATTAGTAAATGGTGTCAATGCAGTTTCTGATATTCTGGATATTAGACCTGTTGTTTCAGACTACACGGTTTCCAGTGGATCACGCTCTCCATTTGAATTTTTATCAAGAACATTTTCGGTAGTTACAAATAATGGAAAAAATATTTTAGCTTCTGATGAAGCAATTACTTTAACTTACGAAAATTACTTAGGAAGAATTGATAGAATTTTCTTAAATAAAAACGGACAATTCCAAGTAGTAAATGGAGAACCATCTGAAAATCCTCAGATGCCAAAATCAATAGATGATGCTTTGGAAGTTGCTTCTGCAACGCTGCCACCATATCTTGCTGATGCAACTAAGGCTTCTATCCAATTATATGAACATAAGCGATATCAAATGAAAGATATTGCAAGACTTGAAACTAGAATTAAAAATCTAGAAAATTACACTACTTTAAATCTATTAGAAGTAAATGCAAATAACTTTAAAATAAAAGATGTTAATGGCTTAGACAGATTTAAATCTGGATTTTTTGTAGACAATTTTAGAACGACAAATAATCAAAATAAAACGACTATAATTAAAAATTCTTTAGATGTAAAAAACTCCGAATTAAGACCATCACCTTATGTAACATCATTGGATTTAATGATTGGTTCAAAATCATTAGTTGGTATTGGACAATCAGTGGATCCAACAGCTGATCCAAAATTTGTCACCGATCTAATCGCCAATAACATCAGAAGAACTGGTCAGGTAGTTACTTTAGATTACACCGACGAAGCATACATCATTCAACCTTTTGCCACAAGAGTTGAAAACGTAACTCCATACCTTGTGACAAAATATGTGGGTTCAATTAGTTTATATCCATCATCAGATACATGGACAGATCAAGTTAGAATTGATGCTAAAACAATCGTTGTTGATAACTATACACCAACTATCAATCAATTGAAAGCCCAAGGTCTTGATCCTCAAAACGGATTTGGACCTATAACTTGGGATAGTTGGCAGACAAACTGGTCAGGAGTAACGGGATCTACGGTCTATAGAGTTTCTAATACACCAGGACAATCTTTACAAAGAGCTAATATTGTTACTACTAAACAAAGTAGAGTAGGAACTCAACCTACATTAACCGAAGAAGTTGTAACAACTTCATTAGGCGATAAAGTAGTTTCGACCGAACTTGTCAAGTTTATGAGGTCCAGAAACGTTGAGTTTACTGCAAATAGATTTAGACCGTTTACGAGAGTATATTCTTTCTTTGATGGTAAAGATGTAAACAATTACATTGTTCCAAAACTGCTCGAAATTACAATGCAGTCCGGAATTTTCCAAGTCGGAGAGACTGTAATTGGAACTTTCACTTCATCATTTACAAATTCAAATACAACTCCAGGAAAAACAACTACGGAAATTTCATTTAGAGTTGCAACTGCAAATCATAAGTATGGTCCATATAATGTTCCATCTGATGTTTATACAAGAAATCCATATGATCAGCAAAATACAGCATCTATTCCTTCAGTTTATTCTGCAACATCAACAATATTAAATGTTGATACAAGTAGTCTTTCCACTGAAATTTCCGGAAAATTCTATGGTCGTGTATTAACTGGTCTTGTTTTAAAAGGACAAACTAGTGGTGCTCAAGCGGTAGTTAGCAATGTGAGACTGATTGCTGACAATGTTGGAACAGTGATTGGATCTTTCTATATTCCAAATCCAAATGTTCCATCAAATCCATCTTTTGAAACAGGAACCAAAACATTCAAACTTACAAGCAGTTCAATTAATTCCTCAGTTGAAGGAACAGTTGATTCTTTAGGAGAAACTGATTATTCTGCTTCTGGATTATTAAATACTGTTCAAGAAGAAATTCTTTCAGTAAAACAAGCAAAAGTAACTCCAAAAACAGTAACAGACTCAAGAACTTTAACAAGTTTAGTTCCAACTGGACAACCTTACGATCCACTGGCACAATCGTTCTTAGTTACTGATGAAACTGGAATTTTTGTTACCAAAGCTGATATTTTTGTAAAAACAAAAGATGACCAACTTCCTTTGATTGTTCAATTAAGACCTATGGAATTGGGAATTCCTAAGGCAACAATTTATCCATTTAGTGAAGTTGTAATTGACGCAAAAGATATTCAAACTTCTGATGATGGATCGATAGCAACAACTGTTACATTCCCATCACCAATTTATCTTCAAGGTGGTAAGGAACATGCTATTGTTCTTTTATCTGAAGCAAATACTTATACTGTTTGGATTTCTAGATTGGGTGAAACTGAAATATCAACAGTTAATCTTGCAGAATCGCAAAAAGTTGTTGTAACAGAGCAACCAAACTTAGGATCTTTATTTAAATCGCAAAATGGATCTACTTGGAGTCCAAGTCAATATGAAGATCTTAAATTCTCAATATACAAGGCTAAATTTACAACTAATCCTGGAGATATTAGTTTCTATAATCCAAAACTTGATATTGGTAATAGACAAGTTGCAAATCTTTTAACAAATTCTCTTGAATTTAATGCAAGAAAAGTTGCAGTTGGACTTGGAACTACTGTAACTGATACAAACTTGACTCTTGGAAATACAATTATCCAAAGAAATTCAAATGCAACAGGAAAATATGTTGGCGCTGCTGGATCAGCAGTGGGAACACTTAACTTAATTAATACCGGTATTGGTTATTCAAATGGAGCATTTACAAATCTTGCGTTGACAAATCTTACAGGTTCTGGTATTAATGCAACAGCAAATATTACGATTGCAAACGGAATAGCAGTTGGAGCAACAATTAATGCAGGAGGATCTGGATACAGCGTTGGTGATGTATTAACAATTAGAAACTTTAATGGCAGTACTTTGGGAACTAATTTGCAACTTTCTGTTCAACAAATTGCAGGTGTTAATCAACTAATTCTCGATAATGTTCAGGGAACATTTACTACAGGTGCTGGAAGCACAATTGCTTTCATTGGAACTGGTGTTGGAACCACAGATTTGAATGGAACTGGTAAAAATGTAACCGTTTCTTCCGTTAATGTCGTTTCAGAAGAAACCTCAGGATTGTATATCAAAGTAAATCATAAAAATCATGGTATGTATGCACTAAACAATAGTGTTACAATTTCTGATGTATATCCCGATATCAATCCGACAACACTTTCTGTAGCGTATTCAAGTCAAGATAGTGGAGTTATTACACTATCTGATATGATCATAGACCCAGTTACTAGTTTGAGTACATTTAACACATTTGAAAATGTAAGCGTAAGTTCCACAAACCCAGGATATATTCGAATTGAAAATGAAATTCTTTCTTATACTGGCGTAAGTGGTAACACTTTAACTGGAATTACAAGACAAGTTGATCAAACTGTAAAATTCTCTTATCCTTTGACAACTCCTGTATTTAAATATGAATTAGACGGAATCTCTTTAAGAAGAATTAATAAAACACATACACTTCAAGATGCTTCCAATCTTGATAGACCAATTGATTTGGATTATTATTATGTAAAAATTGATCCAAGTTCTTCTGGAGTTGACAGAAGTGTTGGAACTAGTTTTCCACTTTTATACATTAAAGAAACAAAATCCGCCGGCGGATCAAATGCATACGCTACACAAAATATTCCATTTGAAATTATAAGGCCAAATATTCAAACATTGACTTTAACTGGAACTTCTGTTTCTGGAAAAATACAAACAGTTACCGGAAGTAGTGTTGATGGATCTGAAGAATCTTACAATAATCAAGGATTTGAACAAATTACTCTAGATGAAAACAACTACTTGTCAACTCCAAGAATTATTGCTTCTCAAGTAAATGAAACTACAAACCTTGGATCTTTACCTGGAAACAAATCGTTTACTCTTAACCTAATTTTAAACACAAACAATTCTAATCTTTCTCCAGTGGTTGATCTTGAACGAGTAAACATGATTTTTGTAAGTAATAGAGTTAACAGTCCAATTGCAAATTATGCAACTGATTTTAGAACATCATCTTTACAAGAAGATCCATCTGCATTTGTCTATGCTTCAAATCCAGTTTCTCTTGAAGCTCCAGCATCATCAATTAAGATTATTGTTTCATCCCACGTCAATAAAGTTAGTGATTTAAGAGCATTTTATGCTGTTATGAAGGATCCAAATGAAACTCCCGTCTATTATCCATTCCCAGGATATAATAACTTGAATAGTTTAGGAGCAATCATTAATGTTTCGGCAAGCGATGGATCTCCAGATAAAAACATTCCAAAATCTGACAATTATAATTTCTTATCGAAAGATTTAGATTACGTAGATTATGAATTTACAAGAGATAATCTTCCTAATTTTAGATATTTTAGTATTAAACTAATTGGATCTTCTACAAATATGGCAAATCCACCAAGAATCAAAGATCTTCGAGTAATTGCATTGGCATAACATGAAGCAAGATTATTTTAAAGTTGAAGGTCATGCTGATTTAGTAAGAGACATTAATACCAATGCAATTATAAACACAAATATGAATGACTATGAAAATTATGTGTCTCTTAAAAAAATAAAAGAACAAGAGAAACAAAGAATTGAATGCCTTGAAAGTGATGTGAATGAAATAAAAAATGATATGAATGAAATAAAGTTTTTACTTAGGAGTTTGATCAATGAATCCAAATGATATTGAACTTACAAATTTAAATAAATCTTTTGAATATGAAAAAGTTGCTCGTGATATAGATAGTATAAGCGATGTTGATGAATTAAGAAATCTCGCTAAATCGTTTATGAAGTTATATCTAAAACAAGAAGAAGTTTTATCTGAACTCAAATGGCCCAACCCAGCACAAGACAGGAACTGATTGATTACTGTAAAAGAAAGCTGGGTTATCCAGTTTTAGAGATCAACGTTGCCGATGAGCAAATTGATGATCTTGTCGATGATGCAGTTCAGTATTTTCAAGAAAGACACTTTGATGGTGTTTATCAGACATACATGAAATATCAAATCACTCAAGATGATATTGATAGAGGAAGAGCGAGAGGAGGAAATTCTGGTGCTGTTGGAGTCACAACAACATATGTAAACGAAACAGTCGGTCTTACAACCTCATTCAAATTTGAAGAAAACGGAAACTATTTGCCTGTTCCTCCATCAATAATTGGAATTAATAAAATTTATAAATTTGATGGTACAAATAGTATCACTCATAATATGTTTAGTGTTAAATATCAATTGTTCCTTAACGATGTTTATTACTGGGGATCAACTGAACTTTTAACCTATGCAATGGTAAAAACATATTTGGAAGATATTGATTTCTTATTAACAACAGATAAACAAATTAGATTTAACAAGAGACAAGATAGGTTATATATTGATATTGACTGGGGAAGCGCAGCAGTAGGAAACTGGATTATTATTGACTGTTTTAGAACTTTAGATCCAAATGATTATTCAAGAGTTTGGAATGACTCATTCTTAAAGCCTTATTTGACAGCATTGATCAAGCGTCAATGGGGACAAAATATGATGAAATTTACTGGAGTCAAATTGCCTGGCGGTGTTGAACTTAATGGTAGACAAATGTATGATGATGCTCAAAGAGAAATTGATATGATTATGGAAAGAATGTCTAATACTTATGAATTACCACCATTAGACATGATCGGATAATATGCTTAACCCATTTTTTCTTCAAGGATCAAAAACAGAACAAGGGTTGATTCAGGATCTGATCAATGAACAACTCCGCATGTATGGAGTTGAAATTTTTTATATTCCAAGAAAATACGTTACAAAAAACACAATTATTAAAGAAGTAATTGAATCCAAATTTGATTATGCATATCCATTAGAAGCTTACGTTAACACATATGATGGATATGAAGGGCAAGGAACAATACTTTCAAAATTTGGAATTCAACCACTTACAGATTTAACTATTACAATATCAAGGGAAAGATATGAAACATATATTACTCCTTTGATAAAGAATTTGCCGGACATTGAATTATCAACTAGACCAAAAGAGGGTGATTTAATTTATTTTCCTCTTGGTGATCGTTTATTTGAAATTAAATTTGTTGAACATGAGCAACCATTTTATCAACTTCAGAAAACTTATGTTTATGAATTGAAATGCGAACTCTTTAGATATGAAGATGAAGAAATATCTACAGGTATTGAAGAAATTGATGACAATATTTCCAACGCTGATGGATATGTACAAACCCTTAATTTGGTTGGTGTTGGAACAACCGCAACAGCAATTAGTGGTATTTTAAATGGTGGTATAAAACTCATTACATTAACAAATAGAGGTAGTGGTTATACATCAACACCAAGAGTTGCAATATCTTCAGCGCCAAGTGGAGGATTAACTGCTGTTGGTATTGCAACAATGATTGGTGGTCTTATTGATTGTAATGGAACAACAGCACTTAAGATTCAAGGTGTTGAACTTATAAATCCTGGGTATGGTTATACAGTTGCCCCATCAGTGGCATTTATTGGTGGTGGAGGAAGTGGAGCGGCTGCAACAACTGTTCTTGGAAATGGTGTTGTTGGAATTATAACAATTACAAACGGTGGGGGAGGTTATGCAAACGCTCCTTCAGTAAGCATTACCACAGCACCTGCAGGAGGAACTAATGCCACTGCGAGAGCATATATTAACTCAGTCGGTATTGTTACTTCTATACGAGTTACAAATGCGGGGGCTGGTTATACAGTTCCTCCAACAATAACAATTGGATCTCCGTATATGGTTGGTTTTGGTACATATGTGTTAAATGAGACTGTCACGGGAAGTATTAGTAATACAACAGCACTTGTTAGAAAATGGGATGCCACTACCAATGAACTTGATGTTTATAAGATCGATGGTAATTTTGTAGATGGAGATTTGATTGTCGGAGCAGCATCTTCAGCTACATATAAACTTAGAATATATGAAACCTATAATGTTGTTGATCCATATGCTCAAAATAAACAAATTGAAACCGAGGCAGATCAAATTTTAGATTTCACAGAAACAAATCCATTCGGAACACCATAAATATAGTATTAGTTTAAGTATTAGTATCAGGGTATCCTAACATGTTTGAATATTTTTATCACGAAATATTGAGAAATACAATCATAGGGTTTGGAACTCTGTTTAATAATATTTCTATAAAACATAGTGATGAGTCAGATAATACTACGAGTATTATTAAAGTTCCTTTGGCATACGGTCCAACTCAAAAATTCTTAGCTAGACTTGAGCAGTCTCCAAATTTGAATAAACCTATTCAGATTTCGTTACCAAGAATGTCATTTGAGTTTGTTGGATTAACTTATGATCCAACAAGAAAAACAACAACAACTCAGGCATTTTTGAGTGCTTTGGACAGTGATAAAAAACAAATTAAAAAAGTATACATGCCTGTCCCATATAATATGACATTTGAATTGGCAATATTTACCAAATTAAATGATGATATGCTTCAAATAATTGAACAAATTTTGCCATACTTTCAACCAGCATATACATTGTCAGTTGATTTAGTTAATACTATTGGAGAAAAAAGAGATATTCCAGTTGTTTTGGATAACATTACTATGAATGATGATTATGAAGGAAATTTTGAAACTAGAAGAGCTTTAATATACACTTTAAGATTTACTGCAAAAACATATCTTTTTGGGCCAGTTGCAGACGTTTCAAAAGATATTATCAAAAAAGCATCTATTGGTTATATTGCTGGAGATTCTACAGGAACTCCAACAAGAGATCTTACTTATTCAGTTACACCCAGAGCAACCAAAAATTATACCAGTGATGTTCAAACCAATCTTAGTGAAGATTTAATTGCGGATACTAATATTATTAAGGTTGCTGATGCATCTGGAATTTCTGCAAATACATATATTGTCATTGATAATGAAGAAATATATGTTGAATCAAAATCTGGAAATACATTAACAGTAACTCGTGGAGCAGATAATACAACAATAACAGCACATGTTTTGGGATCTGCAGTTGGATTAATTACTGGAGCAGATGATGCTTTAATTGAAGCAGGCGATGATTTTGGTTTTAATGCTTTATGAAAATGACAAAAAAATTTGATAAGTTAAATGAAACTTTTAATGTTGAAGGTGAAATAGTTTCTTCAGAAATTCAACCCATAGAAAAAGTTGAAAAAATATCAGAAATTTCTGATGATGTTAAAAAAGATTATGAATATACAAGAGGAAACTTGTATTCAATTATAGAAAAGGGACAAGAAGCCATTAATGGAATTCTTGAACTTGCACAAGAAACTGAGATGCCTAGAGCATATGAAGTTGCTGGTCAGTTAATTAAGAATGTTGCGGATGCAACAGATAAGTTGCTCGATCTTCAAAAGAAATTGAAAGATATTGATGAAACAAAGCAATCTCGCGGACCAACAAATGTAACAAATGCACTGTTTGTTGGATCAACTGCAGAACTTTCTAAGTTACTTAAAAATGGATTAAATGGTGAAGATAAATAATTAAAAAAGAAAAATGGCAGTACCAGCAGTTAATATTACAATAGAGCAAGGTACGGATTTCGAAAACGTTTACACGGTTACAAATCCAGATGGAACTCCTTTGGATTTAACTGGTTATACTTCGTCTGCCAAAATTAAAAAATTTCCTAGTTCTACCACATCTTCATCATTTTCAGTAGGAATTGTAACTTCTGCTGGACAAGTTGTTGTATCGATGGCACATACTGTCACCAATGCCCTTTCTCCCGGTAGATATTATTATGATGTGATAATTACATCTGGATCTACAGGTAAAATTTCCAGAATTATTGAAGGTATGGCATTAATAACTCCATCAGTTTCAACGTAATGGCAGTATCACTCGCAAGTACGACTCACAATGTTACTGTTGGTTACAAACCAACTCTTGGAGTTGCTTTAGCATCGCCATCTCTTCAAGGTGTTCAAGGAACTCAAGGAACTCAAGGTACTCAGGGAACACAGGGACTTCAAGGTCTTCAAGGTTTACAAGGTCTGAATGGAGCTTTTGCTGGACAAGGTGTTCAGGGAACTCAAGGTCTTCAGGGTCTTCAAGGACTTCAGGGTCTTCAAGGACTTCAGGGTCTACAAGGTCTTCAAGGTGTTCAAGGTCCTCAGGGTCTTCAAGGTCTACAAGGACTTCAGGGTCTCCAAGGTCTTCAAGGCGTTCAAGGGCCCCAAGGTCTTTGGGGAGCTCAAGGAGTTCAAGGTCTTCAAGGTTTACAAGGTTTACAAGGTTTACAAGGTCTTCAAGGCGTTCAGGGAAAATTAGGTTCTCAAGGAACCCAGGGCCTCCAGGGCCTCCAAGGTTTACAAGGTCTCCAAGGTCTTTGGGGAGCTCAAGGTGTTCAAGGTCTTCAAGGTCTTCAGGGTGTTCAAGGTGTTCAAGGTCCTTTTGGAACACAAGGGACACAGGGAACATTAGGCGTTCAAGGCTCAACTGGTTCTCAAGGTTCTGTTGGAATTCAAGGTGCTGTTGGTTCTCAAGGTACTCAGGGAGCTTTAGGATCTCAAGGAACTCAAGGTACTCAGGGAACACAAGGACTTCAAGGTGTTCAAGGTCTTTGGGGTGCTCAAGGAACTCAAGGAACTCAGGGACATCAAGGAACTCAAGGTCTTCAAGGA